AGATCTTCTTTTGTCCTAAATAACGGTTCTGAAATCAAAGCGTCTGCAACATCAATTGATGCTGGTCGTTCTGAAGCATTATCTTTATTGGTGCTTGATGAGGCTGCGCATATTGAAAATCTTGATGAATTGTGGACAGCACTTCAACCAACGATGGCAGCTGGCGGTCGATGTATTGCCCTATCATCACCAAATGGTGTGGGAAATTGGTTTCACAAAACCTACATTGCGTCCCAAACAGGCGAGAATGATTTTCACCCAACAAAACTTCATTGGACCCTTCATCCAGAAAGAGATAAAAATTGGTTTGAAGAAACAACAAGAAATTTGTCACGTAGACGAGTCGCTCAAGAATATGAGTGTAATTTTAATGCATCTGGAGAAACAGTAATTCATCCAGATAATTTAGAAAAATTAGCAGGAGTCTGCACGTCACCAAAACATCAAACAGGTTTTGATAGAAATTTTTGGATTTGGGAGGAATATAAACCAGAGAACAAATACTTACTTGTTGGTGATGTTGCGCGGGGAGATGGAAATGATTATTCTGTTTTCCATGTATTCAATACAAGTACGATGGAACAAGTGGCGGAATATCGGGGAAAACCTACGACCGACTTATTCTCACGAATCTTATTCGACGCAGGAAAAGAATACGGAGACGCGATGCTCATTGTCGAAAACAATAACATCGGCTTCTCAGTTTTGGAAAAACTCATTGATGCCGGTTATCCAAATTTATATTACTCTACTAAAGGAACTCACGAATATATTGAACAATATGAGGCGCAAAATGTGTCGAATTCTGTTCCAGGCTTTACAACCTCACAAAAAACACGTCCTTTAATTGTTGCAAAGCTTGAAGAATTCATAAGAAATGAACTAATTACTCTTAATTCTGTTAGGATATATCAAGAGTTAAAAACTTTTGTTTGGAGAAATGGCAGGCCAGAGGCTCAACGCGGTTATAATGATGATTTGGTGATGTCTTTGGCAATTGCTTGTTGGGTCCGCGATACCGTTCTTGAAGAGAATACAAAAGATTTACAATACAAAAGAGCATTTTTAAATTCTATGATTAGTTGTAATACAAAAATGAATACGACAATTCCTGGTATGCAGGGCTACAAAAAGGTTGAATCTTTTGATAAAATAAGGACTGCTGAAAAAACTTATAAAGAATTTGGCTGGTTAATAAAAGGATAAAAAATGGCATACCCCGACAACACTAATTCAAAAAATACTAATAACCCAAGAGATCCTGATTCGTTTCTCTACAAGGCTTTAACAAAATTATTATCAGGGCCTCTTACACAATATCAACGACAGAATCCAAGACAACTCAAGAGATGGCAACTTGATAAATATAAATTTCAGTCTGCCGCAGGATTAACATTTAAAAAAACTTCTTATAATCCATTTGATAATCTTTATGCAAACGCTACAGCAAATGCTGCAAGAGCAGAAAGATATACAGACTTTGATCAAATGGAGTACATGCCAGAGATTGCATCTGCAATGGATATTTATGCTGACGAAATGACAGTTTCGTCACCCGTGCAACCATTGCTTACGATCAATTGTCCGAATGAAGAAATTAAAGGAATTTTGCATTCTTTGTTTTATAGCATCCTCAATATTGAATTTAATATATTTGGTTGGTGTCGCAGTATGTGCAAATATGGCGATTACTTTTTATATATGGATATCGATGAAACTGTTGGAGTGAAATCAGTTGTGGGTTTGCCATCAGCGGAAATCGAGCGACTAGAAGGTGAAGATAAAACTAATCCCAATTATGTTCAATTTCAATGGAATAGCGGAGGTTTAACATTTGAGAATTGGCAAATTGCTCATTTTAGAATTTTAGGTAACGACAAATATGCTCCTTATGGAACTTCTGTTTTGGAAGCTTGCCGGCGTATTTGGCGTCAACTTCAATTACTGGAAGATGCAATGATGGCATATCGTGTTGTTCGTTCTCCAGAACGTAGAATTTTTTATATTGATGTCGGCGGCATTCCTGAAAAAGAAGTTGAGCAACATATGCAAAGAATTGTAACTCAAATGAAACGGAATCAAGTTATTGATGCTGATACAGGACGAGTGGATTTACGTTATAATCCAATGAGTATTGATGAAGATTATTTTATTCCTGTTCGTGGCGGAACATCTAATACTAAGGTTGAATCATTACCAGGCGGAACTTATACAGGCGATGTAGATGATGTAAAGTATTTAAGAGATAAACTTTTTTCTGCTCTCAAGATTCCGCCCTCTTATCTTACTCAAGGCGACGAAGGCTCAGAAGATAAAACTACATTGGCTCAGAGAGATATTCGATTCTCACGTACAATTACACGATTACAAAGAAGTATTGTTTCTGAGCTTGAAAAAATTGCAGTAATTCACTTATATACTCTTGGGTATAAAAACAAAGATCTTATTTCTTTCAAATTAAGGTTAAATAACCCTTCAAAACTTTCTGAACTTCAAGAGCTTGAACACTGGCGAACAAAATTTGAAATTGCTGGCGGCGCAACTGAAGGATATTTTAGTAGACGTTGGGTTGCGAAACATATCTTTGATTTATCTGACGAAGAAGTTGTTCGTAATCAACGAGAGATGTTTTATGATAGAAAATTGGATGGCGCACTAGAGTTTGCTGGCAGCGGCGGTGATGCTGCTGCTGCTGCGGCTGGTGGCGGAGGTGCTATGGATTTTGGCGGTGATATGAGTGCGGGAGGCGCTGGAGAAATGCCAGGCGACGAAGCTGGAGGCGCTCCTGAAACACCAACAGAAGAAGGAGAGGAAGAAACTCTTTTGGCAGCGCCCACTGAAGAAGCCGCAGGAATGGAGGCTCCTGGCAAGCGTAATGATTTACAATGGCGGAGGCCAGATGAACCTCCTTACACGACGCCAGGCGCAAAAGGTAAAAAATATACACCTGTTAAATCCGATAAGCGTGATATGGGCGCAAGAAGGCGCAGCTATCATGGTAAATATGCCCAAGAAGTTGGAAAGAACACCCCTAGAAATATTTTTAAAGGTCATTCCGAGCTGAATCAACTCGCAAGAGGAATTTACGAGAACTTGGAAACTAATTATGATAAGAAGTATAAGGAAGAAGAGCTTGAGATTCTAGAAAATGATGTTGAGATTCAACAGATAATCGAAAATCTTGAAAAAAAGGGCAGCAAGGATAAAAAGAATGGCAAAGTTTAAGCATAATAAAAAAAGGAATAGTGCATTTCTTTATGAAGTTTTAATTCAAGAGTTGACCAAAGCTGTTCTTTCACAAAATAAAGAGCAACAGACCAAAATAGTAACTCTCATCAAAGAAGCTTTTTCAAGAGATTCTATAATGTATAGGGAGTTAAAACTTTATCGAGCAATTACCCACACAAAAGATGTAAATGTTTTAACTGCTGAAAAAATTGTTAATGAGGTAAAAATTCGGCACAGAGATCTTGACAAAAAAGTTTTGTTATCTGAGCAAAATAAACTTGCCAGAAAAATTCGTAAATTTTTGTCAAATGAAACCTTTTCTAATTTTGTTCCCAACTATAAAGATTTGGCTACAGTTGCGCAAATTTTTAACAATAGAGTGTCTATTAAGTCTAAAATTCTTTTAGAAAATGAACTTGTGGAAAAAATGTCTTCAGAAAAACTTGTGGAAAAAATGGTTCCAATGGACAATATAGTTTACAATTCCTTTGTTAAAAGGTTCAATGATGAATACGGAACTAAATTGCTTCAAGAACAAAAACTTCTTTTAAATAAATTTATTGCTTCTTTCCATAATAACGGAATTGAATTAAAATCATATTTAAATGAAGAGGTTGGAAGACTTAAGAAAGAATTAAAGCAATCTTTCTCAAAAGAAGAGATTGCATCAGATTCTCAAATGTTGGCGAATTCTAAAAAAGTGTTAGAAACCTTAGAATCATATCAGAGTAAAAAACCCGACAAAACAATGGTAGAGGAAGTTATAAAAATCCAAGGTTT